CTACTCGGCTGTCGATTGGATCCGCCGCGCGCTGCTCGGCGGAGGCACCGTCCTGGCCCATTGCCACGCCGGCATCAGCCGGTCTCCGGTCCTGGTTGCGACCTATCTCTACACCTGCGGTTTCGACTTCGACCGCGCGCTCGACCGCATCAAGGCCCAGCGCCCGATCGTGCAGCCTGCACCTGTCGTCCTGGTCAGTGCCAAGCGGGCCTTTGGTATCTCCCCGCTTGCCATCCACACTACAGGCAGATGAACCCGTCTCGAAGAAAGGCACCAATGCGTAAAACACTGCTTTCAATTCTGTTCCTTCTGCTGCTGGCTGTTCCGGCGATCGCGCAGAAGCCTGCACCCGCGGCCTCCGCGCCGGCTCAACCTTCGATGGCGCCAGTCAAGCCCAGCGAAATCGAGGATCTCAAGATCGAGAACCTCAAGCTCAAGCTGAGCCTTTACACCCAGCACAAGGTGGACCTGCAGCGCGAGGAAGACTCGGTCAATCAGGATGGCGAGAAGCTGGCTGAGCAGATCATCGCCGATCATCCAGGCCACCACCTGGATTTCAAGACCTTGACGATCGTTTCCGATGCCCCGACGGAGACTGCCAAGCCCGCCCCGGCCGCTACGCCTGCCTCACCGGCCCCGGCAGATCCTCCCAAGAAATAATCTGCGCTGCCCCGACTCGCCGGTTCCCGCCGGCGAGTTCCTCTCTGTAAGAGCCTTCCAGTCAATGAACTAACTGCCCGCAATAATTCCTATACTAGGGAGGTATGTATGGCAACTCCTGGTCTTATTCCGATTCCGGAAGACCTGGCCCTTTTCCCCGTCCCCACCGAGAATGTGAATGGCCTCCTCGCCACCAGCGAGGACCTTGGCCTCACTGTTGAGGAAAAGCAGGAACTCGACAACTACCAGTCTGCGCTGCGGATTCTTGGTCCGGCAGCCGGAGCTGTGCTCATGTGTCCCGGCAACCAGGAGAATGTAGCGGACGAGGACAAGTGTCCGTACTCGTCGAAGTGTCCCTTGCTCCGGATGCACAAGGCCCCTGCGGACAAGATGTGTCCCGTTGAACGCCTGATTGTCGAAGAGCGTTTCAACGCATGGTGCAGAGAGCTTTCCACCGACCCGGTCCTGGCGAAAGAATCTGACCGGGTCGCTATTTCCGATCTCTGCTGGATCGACCTGCAGATGCAGCGTTCGCTGCACATCCTGAGCAAAGGAGATGAAGCTCGCCTCACGGTGACCAATCCCAAGGATGTTCACCCGGAGACATTCCTTCCTATCTCCTGGGAGAAAGTCATCCACCCGAACGTCGAGCTTTTGGTAACACTGCAGACCCAGCGCAGAATGATCTTGAAAGATTGGATGCTGACTCCTGAGCAGAAGTGGAAGAGGGAGAAGGCAGAGGGCAAGGGATCTGGTAAGGACATAGCCAGCAAGCAATCAGCGCGGGCCGACAAGCTCAGAGCGATCAAGTCAAGCAACGAGGATTAGACGGATCCCCACACGGAGATGGACCCAAATCCACCCGTACTCGCCGGGCCAACTGAAAGGTTGGCCCGGTGAATCCCCCAAGAGGTAAGAATGTCAGGACGCGGCAGGCCGAGGGCAAGCATTACCAGCGAGCAGGTTGCAGCCGAACTCAAGGCTGGGTTGAAAGTCAAACAGATCGCCAAGAAGTACAACTGCTCTCCTGACACAGTCGAGCGCAGGGCGAATCCAACAGGCAGGGCCGACAAACGGGTAGGGCATCACGGTTCCGCAGCGAAGACACCTCCTTCCCCAGTCGATATTGGAACCTTCAAGGCTACCGCCGGAAATGAGGCTGATGATTCAGCCAAGTCGGATGAGCAGCCCACCACTTCCGTCAACGGGCGGCAGTGGCTGCTTTCCAAGGTGGTGGGCAACGACATCCGCCAGCGGTACTGGTACAACAAGGATCAGGATCGCTACATCACGGTGATCCGCGGTGTGGGCGAGCCGATCGTGACCTCCGGCGCCGAGCATCGCGCCATCTGTGAAGCCTATTCCAACATGGTTGGAAAGAGCTCCACGTTGAACGAGATCGCGCGCGATTTCGGCATGCCCAGGGCCTGGTTGATTCAGTACCTGCACATCCACGGCATCACCCACGACAAAGAGCCGTTCTCAGCCGAAGAGCTGATGGAGCGGCCCACCGATGACCTGGTCGAAGATCTCTACAACATGAAGCGCCGGGCGGTCTTCACCGCAATGAACGAGAAGTCTTGGAAAGAGACCAAGAAACGGGCTGCCAAGTGGGACAACTTTGAGCATTCGGTGTCGCGGGTTGTCGACGACTGGGCCAACCGTTTTGTTCCCGACTACAGGCCGCAGTTGGTGAATCTAGTCCGTGCGTCACGGCCGTTTTCGGCCGTTCTCCTGCCGATGGACTTCCACTATGGCAAAGGGTCCTGGTTCGACGAGGCCGGTCACAGCTACACACGGCAGAGCTGCAAGGATCTTCTGAGGTTCCACACTGAGAACATTCTGAACAGCCTGGTGGTTCGCGGACGACCGACTCGGATCGTTGTTCCTTTCGGCTCGGACTGGTTTCATGTGGACAATCAGTTCGGCAGCACCACGCGCGGCACGCCTCAAGACCTGGACGGCACTCCCGAGATGATTCTCAGCGAAGGCCTCGAGTTCAAAGTCGAGTTCTGCGACTGGCTTCGCCAGGTTGCACCGATCGTGCTTCTTCCTTGCCCCGGCAACCACGATCACCACTCCGACATTGCCCTGATGAAGTACCTGCAGGCTTGGTACCGCAATGACGACGATGTGGAGATCGTCGACAGCCTGATGAGCCGCAACTACTACGTCTGCGACAACACGCTGATCGGTGCCACTCACGGCAACGATGTCAACCTGTCTGACCTGCCCACCCTGATGGCCAACGAATGCCGCCAGGAATGGGCCCAGACCGCCCATCAGATCTTTGTCACCGGACACACCCATAGCGAAGTGCTTGAGGAAGACGGTGGCATCATGCACTACACCTGCCCGTCGCTGTCGGCGGCAGATCGATGGCATGAAGGCCGCGGCTACAACCTCAACCGCCAGGCGATGGCTGCGATCATTCTCGATGAAGAGGATGGTCCCACCAACTTCGTCGTCTCAGCGCGCCAGAACCGGACCACCGTCGGCTTCAACATCAAGAACCGGTCGAGGGCGGCCTAACCCACAACAGTTAGGAACACCAACCGACAGCGCGCCTACCACAGGCGCGCTGTTGTTGCATTCGGCAGGACAGGACCATGAAACCCTTCTCTGCACAGATCAAGAAGCCCGCACGAAAAGCCGGACTGGTCGCGATGCCCACCCGTGTCATGAAGACAGGCGTGAGCCGGTCCGTGGTCGGCGGAGTCGCGTGTTCAGCCAGGACCGCCGGCGCTCGCAGGCTTCGCGGGGTTTGATTCCTATACTGATGCTGTTGGCGAATTCAGGCTGTCTCACTGAAGGCGCTTGAAACGGGACTTTGCAGGCGCTTCAGGAGAGCAGCTAAGGTCAAGGCTCGATGAGTGTTTCGGGGATTTCGCGCTCGTTGAGATCCTCTCGGTCTTGAACGCTCCAGCTGCCACCCATCGAGCGGCCTTAAGTTGATCAGTTCGTCCGCCGGCAAACCTGAAGTCAATCCAGGGCACGAGATCAACCGATCATGAAAATCCTTCCGCATACAACGAACTGGTTCCCGCAGTGCACTTCTCCGGTCGAGATCCCGGGGAACCGGAGTTTTGCAAACCATTTCCTGCAATGCTTCACCGGCCGCTCGCCGTCGGCGGTCTTCGTGCTTCGCCCAGGCGGACAGCAGCGCTTGCTTCGCGCCGCTAGCTTCGTCTCGCGTCGGGCGATTCTTATCGCCCTGGCCCAATGAGCAAGCCCCGGACGCCTAAGAGCAGAGTTCACTAGCCACAACGCTGTTCTCTTGATAAAGTAATGAGTAGGATGCTTTCCGCGCCGCGCCAACCCTTTGCCTCATCCGCTCGCTACTGGTGGTTGCCAGAAGCGGCTGCGGCGGCCCGTGCGCATCGGCGAATCTAATCGAAGAGCGCATCACCACCCAGGGGCCGCGACCACAAGTCGCGGCCTTTTTCTTGAGTGCGTTGAATCGCCGAAACGAATTCTGGAGGTTGAATTATGCCAGTACGAACTCTCCCGACACGACCTGCGGTGGGCGATACCGTCGACCAGGTGGTTGAATTCTACTACCGGTATCTGGCGCGGAACCGGGATCTTGCGGTCCATTTCGGTCAGTTCAAGAAGCGCCTGAAAGCCGACCCGCAGGCGGCCACGGCCGAAGCGATCGTCTTCTCGCACCTCCGTGCCGAGAGGCTGCACCCGGAACTGTTTGAACATTCGGCCAGTGGCGGGCCGGACTTTCGCTGCCATCCGACTGCCCCGTTTCTGGTCGAGGTAACCTCGCTCGACTCCGCGGTGGTCGCCAAGCGCTCCGGGCTGCCCGCGACAATCAGCGGCCCAGGTGGCGGAGCCTTCGGCCTGATCACCGACCGGCTTTTGTCTGAAGCCAAGAACAAGGCGCCGCAGCTAGGTCGGCACCCCCTTCCCGGAGTTCTGGCCATCGTCTCCGACCACGCCTTTTCGGGCATTCTTCTCGACCGTCTGGCCGCCGAGTACTTGATGACCTCGGCGCCGCAGTTCAACGTGCCCCTAGATGGTGGGCCCCACTACATGACCACGGACCTTAAGCATGCCGTGTTCTACCGGCCGCTCGGCGTCCTCGATTCCTCGGGCACGCCGATCATCGCGCCCTGCCGGCAGAGCATCGCCGCGATTCTGTTGGTGGCGATCGACCGCCGCCAGGTGCACGTAGTCGGGCTACTGCACCCGGAAGCTGCTTTTCCGTTCAGCCCGGCATGGATGCCGACGGTCCCGTTCGTGCAGTTTGACGGGCTGTGCACGCCCAACCACATCGCTACTCAGTGGATCGAGACCGATTCCGGCGAGCGGGTCGCCACCTTGCCTCATCGGCGAGTCCAGTACTTCTCATGACCGCTGCATCGTTGGGAACCCAGCCCGTGACGAATGCTTAACAACGGCCGTCATTCTAATAAGCGGCCCGAACCGTCGCATTAATCGCGTCATAAGTCTTGCGGCACTCCTAAGATCAGCACAAATGGGGGAAGCGATGCCCACACCCGAACAGAGAGGTGACTACGTCGAGAGGTTCATCGCGGGCCTCAGCTCGATGTTCTTCTTGAATGACTTCGTGTTCCGTCAACCTTCCTACCAGACCCATGGCCAGAAGCGGGAGGTTACAGACCTCATGTTGGTCCTCGGTCAGGAATGCATGTTCGTCAGTGTAAAAGGCACCGATGGAGAGGATAAAACGGTCGACCGTTTTCGCTTGTGGGCACAGAAGAAGGCCGGCCAAGCCGCTAGAAATGCCAGAGTCGCGTGCCATAGAGCCGCACGGGTGGATGTTTCTGGAGTCAACCTGTGGGGCGAGGAGCGAACATTCCCTGCCGCATCGCTCATTCCGATTTGCGGCTTGGGACTGGTCGAATGCACGCAAGAAATCTTCGCGCCGATTCCACTGCCAAATGTCCCGGGTCCAGACGGAACTGGCTCGTGCCCTGTTCACACGCTGTCGATCAATGATTTTCTCAACGTCGTGATGCTGCTTGGCTCAATCTGGGATGTATTCAACTATTTCAAGCGGCGTGCTACGGTATCGCAATTGCTTCCAGGGCTCAATATGGAGCGTCCGCTGGTTTGCTTTTACACGCTGAAATCACGGGAAGATTTTAGTGGGTTTCGCGCCGAGGACGCTGGTCAGTTGGCGGAACTGTATCAGCTTTTTCTGCTGGACAAACTGCCTGAGTTCGGGGAGCGCGACCGTCTCGCCGGCTATATCAACGCGGTCGTGCACCAATTGCACACGCGGCATCGCGACTTCGAGCAGTATGCTCCGCCAGAATTCCAGTCCATGATCGAACCCGCTAATAGGCGGCAAGCGTATCTGGGAATGGCTGCTCGATTGAATGCGCTGCCCATGTCGAACAAGGCGTGGCTGGGGCGACAAATCGAGAGCTGCATCGACGAAGTGCGGAAAGCACAAAGCTGCCGGTGCTTTCTGTACAAACAGCTGTTAGGCGAAATCGCATTTGTGTTCGCCGTGTTTATTGGCTGGAGCAGGCGCGAAAAGCTTCGTGGACTATCGAAACTCCTACCCGCAGCGCAACACAGTACCGGGATGATCGAGGCCCTGGGTGTGGCTTATGACGGGGAAGACGAAGGCATGGGATTCGATTTGCTGTGGCGTCGCGGCCCCATTGAAGACGTTGAAGGCGCAGCGGCTCTCGCGAAAGAGGTGTTTTCGGGTGAATTGGAGACCCAGTGCCCCACGCCATTTGGGGACCCCAGACCTTACGTCCCCAGAGGCGTATCCGGCCAAAACGCGGGAAGGAGAACGGAATGATCTCCCTCGACGAATTGGCACAGCTACGGTTTGGCATGAGCGACCTGCCGCAGCCGGGAGGCTCGCCCGGCGACTACGAGGAAAAGCTCAGTCAGTGGTTTCTCGAACGTTCCTTCTTCCGCGACTTTACCTACCGAAATCCGAGAGGCAAGAAGAAGGGAGACGAACTCGCAGATGCAGTCGTTTTGTTTGATGATGTCGCATTGTTGATTCAGGTGAAGGCTCAGCGTGGAAATCACGAAGCTCGGGCTTGGGCCACAGAAGCCATCTTGAAGGCCCTCAAGCAGGTCAAATCGACCCACGACGACCTCAAGTCTGGGGCCATCAAGAAGCTGAAGAATGATGTGTATGGAGAGCTGGAATTTAATCCGGCAACTTTTCCAAACATGATCGGGCTAATTGTCGTAGCACAGGATGCGGCACCGTATGACGCAATCGAATTGGTCCCTGAGATCAAAGGAGCAGGCTTTCCCGTTCTTGTTTTCTCCCTGAAAGACATTGCGTTACTCACGCAACGATTTGACACTGCGGCGGATTTTATTCACATGCTTGAGTTGAGGGTTGACGTTGGGACTCAGGAAAAGTTCTTTGTCAACGATGAGGAGCAGAATCTCCTCCGGATGTATAAACATGTGCCATCGATTTATGCCTATCGCATGCAGCCGATCACCGATGAAGTCATGGTGAGATCCGTGGAGGCCTTTCGACAGACCGCGTCAGGCCAATTGCTTCTATCGCCAGACTGGAAATTTGGAATGGCGATCGACGACATGATCGCGCGTGCCCATGACTTGGACCCCGATCTTGCGTGGAATCATGGACCGGCATCGGCATCAGCGGATATCGCGCGGTACTTGGGATGGCTCAATCGTGTGCGGAGGATCAAACTGGGAAAGCGCGTTGTAAATATGTGTGTGCACAGCAAGCAGACCGGAGAGCCCGAGTACTTTTCGCATTTCCAGCGAGCCAGAGGAACTGCATCCGTGTTCCTGGCTTCGAGCCTGAGCCGGGAAGAACGCGTAAAACTCCTCGAGTACCTCGTGACTTATGCCCACTTCAAGTACGGAGCGATCCAATCGTTCGGGGTTGCGACGGATGCCGGAACAACCGGACGGTCCTACGACTTCATGCTAACGAAGAAGCCGCTCAGCAAAAAACAGATCGAAGCGTTGAAAACGTTTGAAGATCCATTCACGAGTGGCAACACAGTGTTGTGATCCGGCGCTCTTCGACTCGCCGCGTTCCGAGTCTCAGTTGTGATCCTTGAATGGCTCCCAAACCTCTTTACGGTTTGAACGGAGGTCCTTCACGACCGGTCAGCCGCGCGCCATTCGATCATGCTGAACCGGGGCAGGTGGGGAAAGGAGTGCGAGAAGAAGGCGGTCTCCCTGCGGAGCAATTCCATTAATCGCCTAGCGGGCTGAGCCCGCTTTCAAGAGTTCTGCAAGCTCGATCTGTGTCTCGGTGCGCAAGGGAAAATGATAAGAGTCGTCCTCAGTAATGACGTAGTATCGGAAGCCCTCGTAAGGCATCCCTTCGTCGGCATACAAGCAATACAAATGCGGGAACGGATAGTACTCGTCGCCGCGCAGATCATAGTGCCGTATATTGCGCCAGGGAATCTTGCCGGTCTTGAAGACCTTTACGCGGTGAAACCCGTCCGGGAAAGGTTTGTCGCCTTGATCGCTCGACAGCGGACTCCAGTCTCCTGTTTCATCGGACATCAGCACGTATTCGATATTCAGAATGCCCTCGATGCCGTTGAAATAGAAATCGAAGACTTCGAGCTTGAACCAGCCGCTGATGCCCGGGTTAGGATCGGAACCCGGATAGGTCGAGTCATCGAGCCTGCGCACGATGAACTCAGTCTCTCTGAATTTGCGATACTGCGGGCCTCGGTGGTCGGTGGCCATGAGCTCCGCTGGCGGCTTCAAAAAGGCCTTGGTCATATCGTCGCGGACCTTCTGATCCCGCCGCAGTGCCTGCTCTACCTTGGCGAAAGAACGCACGGCTGACCTGGCTCCGGGTTTCCCGATACGCTGCTGCGCTTCCCGCTCCGCTTCGGCTTTCCATCTCGTCAAGGTGGCTGTCGTATAGAGAAACACATCGCTGTCGATCAGCTTGGCGCAATTCTGGCAAAGCCATATTCCATTGGAGGCGCTTCGCCGCTCCCGGTCGGTCAGGGACGGGTCATACCGTGGACCATTCAAGGAGGCCGCGGTAATATGGGCGGCCACGCCGACGTTCACCGCCTTCTCCGGCTGCGATTTCGGACCGCTGGTCGAGGCGCGGCAATCGGGATTGGAGCACAGGAGTCCGACGCGATGCGCCAGAGACGTTCCCACGGATTGAGCGAAATCGGCTCTCATGGCAATTCAACCCTTGCGTAAATCGAGTGAAGGCTCATCCAAATTCTATCTCCCGTGTCGGGGCCGGTGGTGGGGATAGACCGCCGGCACTCATGTGCCAAACTCCTTGTGAAGTAAACTGGATATCTGAAGCTTGGGAGCAAAGGTCACCCTCCTGGCCTCAGTATGGGTCTCGATCGGGGGAGTCGGTACTGCTCACGTCGCCGCGAGTTTTAGAACTCAAGCACAGGAGGCAGAACAGATGAAAATCTCGATCAATAGCAATGCCAAGGCGAAACAGGAGACGGCTTCCAAGGATGCAGGCGCGTATCATGGCGTACGGCATCGTAAAAAGTCGTCGAAGGTTTTTCACCACCTTGGCAAAGCGAAAAACGGTTGGATCGGAGCGGCGTTGCTGCGGGGCCGGGTGGTATAGCTCCCCTGATCGAAGGACCGTATTGAATCGCCAGCGGTGGCTGCCCAATGAGCAACGAATGAGGTTCGACTCCTCTACCCCGCTCCACGATTGAAAACCGGTCCCGCGGTCGAGGCCGGTTTCCTTTTTTCTGGCGATAGGCAACCTGCCGGTGGCAGAGCCGCCATCACGGTTGGTTGGGCGTCTCAGAGTGGGGATAGGCATACAGCGGCGGCTTCTCGCTCCCCTTTACGCTCGACGGTCACAAAGACAGAGTTGATCGAAGCCAGGGCCCTGGGATCGTCGATCTTGAGTGCTCACCGGCGGTTGGCCTCCGAGTTCATCGCACTAGCTAGGTTGAATTAGAGTCCGCGGCCAGAGTCCAGCCATCTGCAGGCAATTTAGAGTTCAACTGTTGACTTCAGCCCAAGTCACTCATTCAGGCACGTTTTGATCACGGTTGCTGTTTCGCAACGCCGGTAAAACGGCGTTTGCAGTAATTTGCAGAAGCCGGTTCGGGGATTCGCCAACAGAACCCTATACTAGACAGCTTCTAGGAGTCCGAACTGAACACCCCCTTCAATCCGATCATCAGCACACTGAGGGCGACGAACTGGCGAGCTGCCGGATTTGCCGCGGCCTCTGGAGGCGCTCAGTTTGCTGCCGGTGGTGTCGCAGTGGGTGCTGTCTTCGGACGGAAGAATCACAAAGGCAGATCCATGGGAAGAGGGGCATTGTACGGAGGTGCGGCCGGCGCGGCCGGCGCCGCAGGTCTCTCGATATGGGCTCAGCGTGCTCTCCGGGCTGCAGCCTAACCAACAGATTCGGATGGTCATTTGCCCAGACTCTCCCCAGCAACGCTCGCCGTCATGTCTGGCTCCGCAGTTCTTGGCGGAGCAGTAGGCTTTTCCCGCGCAAGTGCCGCCGCTCAGGACGATTCGGCTCCTGAGCGGCTGGGCTATTCGATCGTTCAGGGCGGCGCGACTGCCGCCGTGGCCGCCGGCCTCGGAGCATTCGCATGGAAAAGCCGTGACGTTCTGAGTTCAGCCGCCTGGGGAACTGCAAAGGGTATCGGCGAGAGCACCAGCCGGTCCCTGGGTCGAGCCTTCCAGGCCAAGGGATTCACGGGAATCCTGAGCCACCCTTTGACGATGGCCGGCTTCGGCGCGGCGGCTGGCGGCCTGATTGGCTCCAAACTGAGCGACGACCCCATCAAGGGAGCTGCCGCGGGCGCCGCCATCGGAGGCGTGACCACCCTCGCCGCCCGCGGAGTGACGAAAGCATGGGGCGGCGCGCCATGGTATGCAAAGGCGGCCATGGTGGCAGTTGCTGCAGTTGGGGCAGGCACAGCGACGCGCGCCTTTACACACGAAGATTCTTATGCCGCCGAGGACCACGCCGTCAGTGACGGGCGCGGAGACTACGAGACCGAGCCAGGTGTCCGCCGGCGGATGAATTCGATGAACGCTACAGGAGACGTGGTCTTCGGTCTCCATTCAAGGCGGCACTAATGCTGGCGACGCTCACTCAGTCTGCGCAGAGCAACTTCACCAACACCGTCCAGTTCATTGGATCGATCCCAGCGCCTTATTGGAAAAGAGCCGCTCTTTCTGTAGGACTTCCTGGCTCTACCCTCGATGTCCAATCAATGGCTCAGGAAATGTCTTCTGCCCAGCGTGGCGAGATCGTTCCGACGACTTTGGGAATCGGAGCAGGTGTAGCAGTTGCTCCGGTCCTCCAAGGGGCAATGGCAATGGGGATTTCAACTGCGGCGGCTGCAATTGGCATTTCTATACCTGGGATTGGGACTCTCGCATGGCTGGCGTCCATCTATCCGGATGCAGCGATAGGAGCGGGAGCCCGAAACACCGTGCGTACCGTAACCGACCTCGGCAAACAGATTCGTCATTTGGAATTCGGTGGTCACTACACCGACACAGGAACTGCCCAACGTCTGCGCATGCAGGCTTTCCATGAAATGAGCGGCGCCACTTCAGCGGCCCGCCGTTACCTGGGCCAAGAGGCCTACTTCCTTCACCGGTAATGGAGACAAAGTGAACAACCCTCTCAATGCTATTTGGAGTTCTCTCAGTTCGGCAGCCAAATGGACAGCCGGCCGAGTGTCGCAACCTGGAATTGCAAGGAACGCTGCAATCGGCACAGGCATCGTTGCTGGCGCCGGCATTGCAGGCGGCGTCGGTAATGCCTACAAGAACTGGGCATACGGCGGAAACCAGGACAAGGCCCGGTCCGCTCGGATCGGTGCCACCCTCGGTGTCCTTGGAGCAGGCTCTGTCCTCGGAGCCCGCGCTCTCGCAAAGCGTATCTAACCCAAACCTTCAACCCTTGGAAAGTGAGTGCCTCATGGGATCTCCCGTCACCATTCCCAACCCAGCTCCCGGCCGTTCGTATCTGAACTACCCGCGAGCCGTGTTGAATACACCCCATCCTATCTACGGCGGGGACCTTGCCGGCTTCGGTGTGGGTGATCTGCCGACTCAGTTCGAGTCAGGCATTCCTGTGTTCAATGCCATTACGGCGAACGCGACGTCTGGGCTGATCGATGTCGCTGCCAACGCAATCGAACTGACCGCAACATTCAGCGACCTCCACACCAGCTGCACGATCACGGTCTTCCTCGCGGACGGCGAAACGGTCGTTGCCACCTGGAACAACGTGTCGACTCTCAACAGCGGCAACTTGTATGCCGGCTTCGCTGAGCAGCGCAAGCTGATCGGCGGCGGCTTCCTCGTCTTCCAGGTCTCGAACTACGACGGCTCCGGATCCATCACCCTGTTGGTCAAGCGTACCGGATAAGACCGAGGTGTTTACCCAGAGTAGGCGCCCTCTCAAGGCTTCCGCCGCTGTGCCAGTCTGACGAAACAGCGGCTTCCTTTAAGGACACGAGTGAGCAGCGGATTCGTTCCGTTGGCAAACCTGGTTGCCGGCCTCACGCCGGACGATCAAGAGTTCTTTGCCAACACCATCAAACGAGATCACGAATCAGCAGGGACCGACCAGGAGGGAATCCTGCGTCGGATCTTGGGCTGTAAGCAATGCCAGGACTGCGTTGCTGCCTACAAGCAGAAGCATCCAGGCAAGGTGTTCGGGATCAAGTGCGTCGGTGTCTATGACATGGCTGATTACGAAGCCATGCAGGCTGACCAGAAGGCGATCGACGAGAACGACTTCGACAGTATCGACGAGATCCGCGAGATATACGACCCGGCATTCTGGGCCACCAGGTACATGGTTCTGAGGGACGACCAGGGCAACATCGAGCCCTGCGCGCCGCGCGCGTACCAGGAAGAGGCCCTCCGCTGCACTTCCCCTCGCAAAGTAGATCGGTGGGGCCGCGGTCTCGGTAAGACCCTCTGTGGCGTCATCGAAGAGCTCCACTTCATCAGCATCAACAAGAACACCGAAGTCATGGTGGTGGCGCCTTCCCAGGCGCAGGCCCAACTGTGGTGGGACGAGATTGTCTTCCAGATCGAGAACTCGCCGGCTCTCGGCGGGAACGACTTCCTGATCTCGAAGAAGCAGCAACCTTATTACTACATGCGGTTCGGCAACGGCTCGGTCATCAAGATCTTCACGGCCGGTTCGAAGTCCGGCAAGGGTGCTGATTCCGTCCGTAGCCAATCTCCTCGCCGCATCCGGCTTGAGGAGCAGGATTACCTGGCGGACAAGGACTACCAGGCCATCATGCCGCTGATGCGCCGGTTCAAGAACATCACCTTCCATGGTTCCTCGACACCGACCGGCCTGCGCGGAATGTTCTGGCAGATGTGCAACAAGTTGCCGGACTATAAGGAATTCTTCCACCCGATCATGGACCACCCGAACTGGGGGACTGATCAACTGAATGAGGAAGTCTGCCTGGCCGAGGCTCAGACCCTGGAGAAGTACCGGCATGAATGGTTGGCCGAGTTTGGTGATCCGACTGCCGGCGTCTTCAAGTCCGCGTTTGTCGACTGGGCCATGAAGCCCTACAGCCTCAAGACTCTGATCCACGATCCGTCCAAACGCCATGTCATGGGCATCGATTGGAATGGCAAGGGCACTGGCACCAGGATTGTGGTCACCCAATACGATCCCGCCACGCGCAAACGGCGCGTGGTTCATCACGAGGCGATCGACGACGACAAGGCAACGACCAAGAAGTCCTTCAACAGGATCGTCGAGCTGAACAAGCTCTGGCACTGCGACTATGTGTACGTCGATGCCGGCTTCGGCTTCGTTCAAGACGAACTCATCAAGGACATCGGTGTTCAGGCCGGCACCTTCGATTCCGATACCGCGAAGCTGAAGTACATCAATGTCATTGACTTCGGCGCCAAGCTGGAGACCAACGCAATTGTTCCCAACCGGAATCCAGATTCGAAGTATCTTGCCGACCCCAAGGACGACATTCTGAAACGGCGCACCAAGCCATTCATGGTCGAGGGTACGGTCATGGCCTTCGAGATGGAGCTGGTCGAGGTTTCGCGCGAGTACGCACTGCTCGAAGAACAGCTTCGTGGCTTCCGGGTCAAGACCTGGACCAAGGGCGGCGCGGCCGACACCTATTCCACTGACGCCGACTCCGGCGATCACGATCTCGATGCGTTCATGCTGTCGATGCTCGGCATCGAGCTGAACTACGGGCTCTGGCACACCAAAGAGACTGTCAGGCGTTTGGTACAAATCGCCCATGTGTCAGGCTGGGGATTGCCGTCCACTGTGATTTCCCAGCCGACGGCAGCGCCTATTCCGACGCCTGAGCCTCCCGCCGCGGCACAGACCGAGAGGATGCGGGAGCTGAAGCGCGATGTTTCGGGCGTTCCTGCGCGAACCAAGCCACAAAGCAGCCTGCAGGAACAATACAGGTTGCTCCATATGGCCCGGCAGAGCTACACCGTGGCGCCGATCAATCCCGGCGGCCCCGGCAATGGGCGTGTTCCTTCTCGCACGAGTTTCTTTCAGACTTCATCCCGGCCAGGGTTTAACAGCACAGGCCGGCGTTTCGGTGGTGGCGGTTAATGGCCAACGGCGATCCCCAGAACAACATCGCGGCGAGTGTAGCGGCCAGCTACGACATGCCGATCGCTGTCTCGGTCATTGAGAAGCTTTCCAAGTTCCCGTTCCTCCAGCAACTGGGCTATAACGGCCAGCTGAGCTGGTTGCAGGGGGGGTTCCTCGGGCTGCAGGACTTCTTCGACGAGATGACGACCTATTCGAGCGCCGCCGACATCCTGCAAGCAGCCTGGCAGCTCATTCAGAAACGAGTACCCCTCAACTTGGATGTGCAGAAGAGCCTGTACACAACAGACTCGATGGGGACGGTCGGCAATGCCTTCCAGCAGCTGGTCGGTTTCCAGCAGACCTTCGCCGTCAACCCTGACGACCTCTCCGATTCAACAGGCAGCGCAGTCGTTGCCAGCAATCTCCCGAGTTCCTAATGGCCTTCGAGTCGATCCAGTTCAAATACACCCCGCCTCGCACCGTCTCTGCGGTGATTCCCGCCACATCGGCAGCTCCGCCGGTGAGCCTGGCCACAGGCAACAGCCAGACGAATTCCGGGAACGCAGCGGCGAGCGCGTCGGCTGCCGGAAAGCTGATTGCCCGACTGGCGGACTTGCTGGACACCAACCAGTATCTGCAGCAGATGATCCTCGCACTGAGCACCGGGCTGGGAATCGAGTTCGATCCTTCAGTGGATCCGGAAACAGCAAGGGCGCTGCAAACGATCTATACGAACCTGCCAGTGCCGACGTCACTGACCATCAGCATGTACAACCGGCTCCTCGATGCCAAGATGACGGCGTTGCAGCTCGAGTCGGGACTGGGGAACGGTACTCCTTATGAGACCAACCCTTTTCAGGCATCGGCCGTCAGTCAGATCAATCAGGCCATCGAGAGCGGACTGGTCAATAGCGGTCAGGCCCAGTATCAGACTGCTCTCCTTCTGGGCCCGTTGAAAGGGGACGCCGTCCTCTTCAACAACATGACGGCCCAGCTGTCGCAGTATCCGGTCATCGCTTCGCCGGGAACCCCTTCGATCACCACCAACAATCCGAACCAGATCTCGATCTTGGGGCAGGATGTTTCCCCGGCCTTGGCGTGCACCATGAACAGCTCACTCGATTCCTTCCAAAGTTCCTACGCCTCGGTCTATCAGCTGAATGCCAGTGTCGGAGTCGTTGGCCAGGACGTCAACAACGTCCTGAATCAGTTCTTCCTGGAGCCTCCCACCAATCTGGTGCGGATGATTCCCATGATGCGGGCTCTCCAGGGATTCACCCAGGGGCCTCGTCTGGATTCGATCGTCAACGGATTGACCGGTACCTCGTTCGTTCAGCTCATTGCCGAGGCAGCCGGCATGGTCATGATGGCCGACCGGTTTATGCAAACGGCGGCGCAACCTCTCAAGGGAAGCACTTCCAACATCGGCCAGATGGTTTCCCAGATCCAGGCGGCGGCCGCCATGTCCAGTGTGGTGGTGAACGGGGCGAAACAGAGCTTTGTCAACACTACTGGTGGGCTCAAAGGCTGCTCCATGGCCTACAACAGCGGCTTGCCGACAGCGCCCAACAGTACCTCGGCACTGGTGCCATCGAGCACCTTCCAGGTTCCCGGAGTCGGAACGATGACTCCCGGCCTCATGACTCTGGCAACCCATCTCGATTGGGCAAACACGACAGCCAGCGCCAAGGTCATGGTGCTTTTGGAGTCCTTTCAGAAGCTGATGAATCGCCGGACCGGCGACATGAATGCCCAGATGGACATCATTGCCAGCACTCAGGCACTGAACACTTTGATCCAACTGGCCACCGCTGTGATGACCTACAACAGCAGCCAGCCCGCAGTAGGCGCTGCGAACTCTGTTGCCCAAACAGCTGCCGTGAGCCAGATCCTCAGCGGCATGCAGTCAACGACTGGCACTTCCTTCGTTGTCACCAACGGCCAGATGCAGGCCGTTCCTCCCACAGTCCCAGCACCGCCCAGCAATGTGCAAACGGTTCTGACCAACGGCGGCGTGAACCTGATTGTCGCCTCCTCGTCGACTGTAAAAGCACCCACCATTGGAGCAGTGAGCTAATGCCACGCACACCGGACACCACTCTTCAGGACAACGCCGCGCGCCGGCAAGAACGTCTCATGGCTTTCGTTGACGGCACGTCGACGAAGTCAAAACCCGGCAAAGCCGCAGTGATCCGCCGGACGATCAATGGCCAGGTCATCGAACCCAACATCAAGGGGCTTGGGCGCAGGACTGCTTCGTACTCTGGCGACAGGTTCCAGCCAATTGACCGACCGACCGGCGACCGTTGCATCAGCGACAAGCAGATGGACAGCATGAAGGTCGAGGACGCCGGCAAGATGCTGAACGGCGACCTGAACAAGATCAAGCTTGAGAAGGCAGCCGATTACATCGGCACCTACTACATGTGGAACGGCATCCTGATGCCGGAGTACGACATGCGTGAACCGCATGCCATCTCCGACACCGAGGTCTACGTCAAGCAAGCCGTGGCCCGCAAGCTGGCGCTTGCCGCGCGCGCCGGCTACGAGATCATGAGCGATCGGCAGGAAGATGCCGACTATATCCAGACTCGGATCGATGCCTTTGAGTTCGTGACGGAGCGCAGCTTCGAGAGCTTCATCAAGGGTGTTATGCGCAACATGTTCCTGTGCTCCAACTGCTTCCTCCTCAAGATTCGCAAGGAAGACGCCGCTCCTGTCAGCAAGAAGAAGGGTGGCAGGGTTCCGGTCGCTGCCTATACGATCATCCCGGCCCACACCATGCATCCTTATCTGGAAAAGGGGAGAATCGCCAAGTGGCGCCGCATCTTCGACCATGGCATTCCATGGATTGACTATCCGGTTGAGGACATCATCCATCTCAAGTGGGATGTGAAGCCTGGGCATATCTTCGGAACCCCGCGCACCATCGCCGTTCGTGACGACATCTTTGCCCTGCGCCGGCTGGAAGAGAACATCGAGCTTCTGTTCATCAACCACCTGTTCCCTCTGTTCCATGTCCAGGTTGGCAACGAGAAGGCGCCCTGCACTTACGGCCCGGGCGGTGAGTCCGAGATCGACATGGTGCGCTATCAGATTGAGAACATGCCCAAGGAGGGCGTGTTCGTCACCGATGAGCGCGTCACGGTCACCGCCGTTGGCGCCGAGGGCAAGTCCCTCGACTTCAAGGCCCTGGTGGAGCACTTCAAGTCCCGGGTCTACATCGGACTGGGCATGAGCGCCATCGACATGGGTGAAGGCGCCGACGCCACCCGTGCCACCGCCGACAACATCTCGCAGAACCTGAAGGATTCGATCAAGGCCGACCTCGACGAGCTCGCCGATCAGATCCGGATGCTCATCTTCAAGGAATGGTTCCAGGAGGCCAATTACTCCACCTCCGTTCAGAAGGGTGTGGCCCGGACCAAGCTGTCATTCCACGAACTCGACCTCGACAATCGGATCAAGGAAGAGACGCATGTGATGGCCCTCTTCAACTCCCATCTGATCACGGAGACGGAAGCCCGCAAGCGGATGAAGTACAAGCCGATGTCCAAGGCGGAGCAGAACGACACCCACTTCGCACTTCATGTGCTGCGTCTGGAACGGGAGATCATCAAGTACAAGACAGCTTCGGCCATCGAGATCGCTGTACAGGATGTCACGAACCAGAAGGCATTGGCTGGAACCCAGATGAAGTTGATGGAAGCCCAGGCCAAGCTGTCCGAGGCCAAGGCTGGCCACGAGCAGCAGAGCCTCGAGGCGCAGGCAAAGCACCTGCCCGTTATCGCCAAGGCCAAGGTGGCCGTGGCCAATGCCAGCGCGCGCCGCGCCAGCAAGGGTACAGGCGCCGGCCGCCCGCGCGGAGGCACCGCCAAGAAGACCACACAAACCGCCGCGGCAACCGCCAATAAGATGCGGCCGGCCAACCAGCATGGATCCAAACTCGGTCCAGGCAAGAACAGTGACAGCCTCATCGGCGAGATCTATGAAGGCTTGGTGCAGGGTCGGGAGCGATTGATTGCTGATGGTCTGAATGTGGATAAGAACTGGCGTGAAGCAAGCGGTCAGATCATCGATGAGATCGTTGCGCGACTCAACCAGCGCGAAATCACCGATTCAGTTGGTGATTCCTATACTAGACAGGAACGAGCCGCCGGATTGAATTCATTGAAGTCCGTGATTGCTGAAACTTCTGATCCTGAGCTTCTTTCCGTGATTCTTCGAGCGGAGTTGGAAGACGAGGTAGATAATGCCGAGCTTGAATATGCCGTTGCCGATCGCGCAGCTTAACGGCCCTGGGATGCAAAACTCCAGAGTGACTCCGCTGCAACAGGCACTTGCGCAGGATGCGTCCGCTCTGTTCCAGAGCAACGCATCGATTCAGCCCATCCCGCAGGGAGGTCCCTTCCTGCTTGAGATTCCTCTCAACCGTTAAGTAGTGGGGCGCCGGACTGAACTTCGTTACCCGGACTACTAACTAACGGTTGGTTTTATACAAGGTAGGACATGCTGAGCGAGCGCCGTTGGCTCAAGATCCACGACTTCTTGACGTTTCGTCCGAGCGCGGTTCTTGAGAACAAGAGATTCCTGTTCGAGTGCAAAGACTCGAAGTCCGAGACAGGCCACAGCCTGCTCGTTCGCGTGGACGCGACTCACGCCGGGATCGTTACGGGCAATCGCAAGTTCTACCGTCCCGATTGCATGCAGGACGCGGTTCAGACCTGGGTTCCTAAAGGGGTCGCCGCACTTCCCGTCCTTCGGGGGCACGACAAAGAAGGCGATGTTCTGGGCCGGATTCGTGAGGCCAAGTACATCGACGACTCCTGGAAATACGCCAGGGACTTTCCGGTTCTGAAGGAATCAGTCTTCTACAACCGTGATTCGAAGTCCGGCAACAAGTTCAGCCTGTTCAAGACGGTGGACTGGATCCAGGACAACCTGGCCCGAGTGAAGGGCTACCAGGGCATCGGTCATATTGAACTGGGTCTGCACCTGACCAACCCTGATGCGATTCAAAAGATACTCCGCGACGAGTATCTGTGCGTTTCGGCCGGCGCGATTACCGACTCGGCCACTTGTTCCATCTGCCACACCGACTGGGCGTCCGAAGACAAGTGCGAACACCGCCCCGGTGAGATTGTCGATGGACGCATGGCCTTCCTGATCTCGGGAAGGTTCAAGTACAAGGAGCTCAGCTTCGTCAACTTCGGAGCCGATCCGTTTGCTCAGGTGAAGTCCTATGAGTTGAAGGATTCCCTCGAGAAGATGTTCTTCCTTGGTCTGCCTCTCGATGACCAGCAATTTGCTATCGACAGGGGCCTCAAACTGACCGACAGCCTGTACGAGTCGGACATCGTGATTGAATACGAGGAACCAAAGATGACGATTGACGTGGCCGCCGTTGGGAAGACTCTCAAGAGCCCTGATCTGACGGCAGAAACAGCATTC